GATACGGTGAACACCGGGTCTGGATTATAAGAGAGGTCAAGTGATGGATAAAGAACAGCTTGCTATCGCAAGGTTGCAGGACGCTGCACGGCTGTCTGAGCATCGGTACAAGAAACCGCTCATGGTCACATACTCTGGCGGTAAGGATTCACAGGTGCTTGTAGCGCTGGCTGAACGTGCTGGAATCAACTTCGAGGTGGTCAACAGCCATACCACAGCAGATGCGCCGGAGACGGTCTATTTCATTCGTGAGCAGTTCAAGGCGATGGAAGAGCGTGGAATCAAATGCTCCATCGTCATGCCACGATACAAGGACAAATCAGTGTCCATGTGGACACTGATTTCGCAAAAGCTGATGCCACCGACAAGACTTGTGCGGTATTGCTGTGATGTTCTGAAGGAAAACACGGGAAAGAATCGGTTTATCGCCACAGGCGTTCGGTGGGCAGAATCTGCACGGCGAAAAAACAGTCGTGGCGTGATGGAACTGATGCACAAAGACCATGCGAAAAGAATCGTCTTAATGGGCGACAACGATGAAAAACGACAACTGTTCGAGACTTGCAACCTTAAGGGCAAGATGACCGTAAATCCGATCGTGGATTGGTCTGACGATGATGTGTGGGACTACACGCATAGCGAACACCTGCCTATCAATCCATTGTATTGCGAAGGGCAGAAGCGTGTTGGCTGCATCGGCTGTCCTATGGCCGGTAGGGGGGGCAGACAGCGTGAGTTTATGCGCTGGCCAGCCTACGAGAAAATGTACATCTCGGCGTTTGAACGAATGCTTGATGTCAGAAAAGCAAAAGGCTTGCCGTGCAACTGGCAGACCGGCATGGACGTGTTCCGCTGGTGGATGGAAGATGACAACGTCAGTGGTCAGTTGAGCATGGACGATCTGATGGGGGAAGAACGGTGAGAACAGAAAAGGAGAAGTTGAAATGGATTGGGATGAAATCCAAAGAGAATTTGACCGGGTAAACGCAATGTCTTGTAAACCGGTGGGAATGCAGAAATACAAGGCGGGGCATATCTTTGACGAAAATATGTCAGTCAAATGGAACCGGGATAAATTGGCAGAGGAAAACAAAAAATTTCAGGATGAAGTGGCCCGCCTGAATACGCTGAAAAATAAAGGCTTCCTGACGGTTCACGAATTGGTATACCAGAAAATACAGGAAGACATAGGGCACGATTTGCCCCGCGCTGCCGCTGAAAAGATTTTTTCCTATGCGTATGAGAGCAGGCACGTCTATGGATTTTATGATGCGCGGTGTGAGCTGGAACGGCTGGTTGAGTTGGTTTCTGAAATTCTTGAAATGTCGAAAAGAAGGAAGAAAAAGCAGAATGAGAAATAAAGACAGACAGCCATACTTGCCACGATCTGATAACACTGGCAGTCTGTCCGTACATAAACGCATAACAAAAGGACGAAATATGAAAAAGTTCTTTCTGGCCGTTGCGCTGCTGGCATCGCTGCTGTTATGCAGCTGCGGCAGCGAAGCGGACAAGGCCAACTACAATATCTCGAAGCAGGCAGATTACTTCGAGAGTGAGCGCAAGATCACGGTCTACAATGCCAGAACTGATACAGTCATTTTGGAAGCAGAAGGCTATATGTCTATCTCCAACAACAGCAACAACGAGCTGGTTTGCACTGTGAAAATTGGGCCGGACACTTACCGTAAAAACTACATCTATCTGAACGACTACACGATGTATGTCGTGGAGGATATCACGGGCACGCACACTGACCCGTACCACTACAAACTTTATTTCCATACCGACATACTTCCGTCGGTTGACGTGAAGTCATAACCTCTGGCAAGCAGCCGCCCGGTGCGGCGGCTGCTTTTTATATGAGCATGGGACAGGCCCCGCCCGGTTCAAGTCCGGAAATGCCCACCGACAGAAAAAATAGAAGGGAGCAAACGATGGCAAAGTTCAGTATTATGCTGTTTGGCATTGACAGCTACACGAAACACCAGATGCAGCTGCCGTACAAACTGGATGCGAAGACCGTAGAAGCGGCACTTCGTGAAGCACGGATGTGCGCAATGACTTTCTATCCGAGGTTCAAGGAAACGGAAAAACCGGACGTGGAGGTGGTGAGAAGATGAAACTTTCTGCACTGGCTGCCCAGATTAAGGGCTGCGGGCATTGTGAGGTAATCAACAACGGCGGCAGGATTTTCGTTGGCACGGGAAGTGCCTTTTACTGCATGGACGGCTATCCCAGAACGCAGGACGCGGGAGAGCTGGGCGCTATGCTGGGCATTCCGCAGAAGAAGATGAAGAACATCTTCTACCATGAAGAATGCACCGGCCCCGATGCTGGTATTGCAGCCAACAGTGGAAATGGGCCAGACGTTTTCCAAAGACCGCTTGGCTCCCATGATCCGAGATACGCTTGTTCTGCGGAAGAAGATGGACAGTAAGAGCCGCTTCTCCGGGAACACGATCATGCAGAAAACTTTTCCCGGCGGTCATGTGACCATTGTTGGCGCAAACAGCCCGGCAGGGCTGGCAAGCCGACCAATCAAAGTTGTTCTGGCAGACGAGGTGGACCGTTACCCCAAGTCGGCGGGCACCGAGGGCGACCCGCTGACGCTGGCCCGCACACGTCAGACAACGTACTGGGACAAGAAAACGGTCCTTGTTTCTACACCTACCATCAAGGGCGACAGCCGCATTGAAGATGCCTGGCTGGAAAGCACGATGGAGGAATGGACTGTACCCTGCCCGGAGTGCGGCGAATATCAACCGCTGGTCTGGGCCAATGTGGTGTTTGACCGGGAACGTTGGCCGAAGGGCGGTGTGCAGTACCGGTGCGAATACTGCGGCTGCATTGCTGGTGAATACCGCTGGAAGGCGCAAGGCAAAAAAGGAAAGTACGTTGCGCTGCACCCGGAACGGGAAGTGCGAGGGTTTCACCTGAATGTCCTTGCATCCTCTTTTTGTGCATGGAGCGGCATCGTTACAGAGTTTCTTTCTGCAAAGGAAGCACTGGATCACGGCAACCCCGAACTGATGAAGGCATGGGTCAACACCAAGCTGGGGGAAACCTGGGAAGAGCGCGGCGAGAGTGCAGACGATATGGCACTGTATAGCCGCCGCGAAATGTACCCGGCAACTGTTCCTGCGGATGTTCTGGTGCTGACCTTAGGCATTGACGTTCAGGATGACCGCTTCGAGCTGGAACTGGTGGGCTGGGGTGTTGGAAAGGAAAGCTGGGGCATCCGGTATCAGAAGATATACGGCGACCCGCTCAAGCCTCAGATTTGGGAAGACCTTGACAATTTCCTGCAAACCCGCTGGCGCAGGGCGGACGGCGTTGTGCTGAACATTCTTGCGGCGGCGATGGACACCGGCGGCCATCATACGGATGCCGTGTATCGTTTCTGTCTGGAACGCTGGCAGCGGCACCTTTACGCCATCAAGGGACGCGGTGGCGTGGAAACACCGTTTGTGTCGAAGCCATCAACCGGCAACCGCGTGGGCGTGCCGCTGTATACCATTGGTGTTGATAACGGCAAGACTATGGTGTATCAACGTTTGAATGTGCAGGCACCCGGCCCGAACTACTGTCACTTCCCGCTGGATGAAGCGGCGGGATATGATGAAACCTACTTCAAAGGCCTAACGGCGGAGAAACAGGTCGTGCGATGGAAGAAGGGCAGACCCACAACAGCGTGGGAGCTGAAAGACCCGAACTATCACCGTAACGAGCCGTTGGACTGCCGGGACTATGCGCTGGCAGCGCTGGAAATTGCAAACCCCGTTCTGGAAAATCCGGGCGAAGAAACAGAAATGCAGACGGTTCAGCGCCCCGCAGGGCGGCGAATCGTATCGGGAGGTATCGGATAAATGGCTGGGATCACATTGGAGCAGGCAGAAGCCAAGCTGCAAACATGGATGGAAGCGGAAGAAAAGATTGCCAGCGGGCAGGGCTATTCCATCGGCGACCGCCGCCTGACCCGTGCCGACCTTTACACGGTTCGTGGCGAAATCGAATACTGGAACAACAAAGTGAAAGAACTGGAAACGGCGGCAACGGCTGGAAGAAACAAAATGTACCGATTCGTGCCGCGTGATATTTGACGGAGGGCAGCATGGGCAAAATGAACCTCATGGATCGTGCGATTGCCGCTGTTGCCCCGGAACACGCCCTGCGCAG